GACTATGCTGCAGAAGAAGGATACGGACTCAATCCAACACCCGCTGCCATGGAAGACGACAGTGTTCATTCGGTAGACGGTGGAATGAGCAATAGTTTGTTACAAGATGATGGCACATGTAATATGAGTGAAGCTGGTGAAATGTGCCCTGTACATGGTATTCAAGAATGTTGGGGAGCACCTGTGCAATCAGCAGTGCCCAGTATTGTACCTACTTTGGAAACAGTAGAGCTACCAGATCTTGGACTTGTTCGTATGCAACAACTTGCTGGATTTATGATTAAATAAATCTAATTAGAACAACTGCGTCATAAATACACTTGACGCTGACAAACAAAGCGTATATACTACTAACATGTGTATACGCTTTTTCGTTGGTATCACAGGCAACAACTACTATCTTAGATAGGCAACATATTAAATTCTTTAGAAAGGCAACATAATATGGCATCATTAGCAGAAATTAGAGCAAGACTGGCAGCAAGCGAGAACAAAGGTTCTCAATCACAAGGTGGGGGAGACAATGCAATCTACCCACACTGGAATATGGAAGAAGGGCAATCAGCCACACTACGCTTCCTTCCAGACGCAAACACAAAAAACACATTCTTCTGGGCAGAGCGAGCAATGATTCGACTGCCATTCAACGGTGTCAAAGGAGAAATGGACTCTAAACAAGTTTTTGTTCAAGTTCCTTGTGTAGAAATGTGGGGCGATCCTTGCCCAGTACTAGCAGAAGTTCGCACATGGTTCAAGGACAAGAGCCTTGAAGACATGGGCCGTAAATATTGGAAAAAACGCAGTTATATTTTCCAAGGCTTTGTGCGTGAAAATCCCATCAACGAAGACAAGACTCCAGAGAATCCCGTTCGTCGATTTATCATTGGGCCACAAATCTTTACCTTGATCAAAGGTGCATTGATGGATCCTGAGTTGGAAGAATTACCAACAGACTTGTTGAAAGGCCTGGACTTCCGTATTACTAAAACGGCCAAAGGTGGATTTGCTGATTACAACAGTTCCAAGTGGGCACGTAAGGAATCTGCACTCACAGAAGCAGAACAGGCTGCAATTGAAAAGCATGGCTTATTTGATCTTTCCACATTTTTACCCAAGAAACCCACTGAAGTGGAACTCAAAGTAATCAAAGAAATGTTTGAAGCAAGTGTAGATGGACAAGCATATGACACCACACGTTGGGGGCAATACTTCCGTCCAGCAGGAGTGCAAGCACCAGCAGGCACACCCGCCCTGACTGTTGATGGTCACGGTGATGTGCACGAAACTCCAGTGGCAGAACCACCTGCGGTAGCATCAAATTTTGACGAAGATGATGTACCAGCACCTACTGCACCAGTGACAGCAGCTAAGCCAGCACAAAAAGCCGAAGATATTTTGGCTATGATTCGTGCTCGTCAGAAGCAGCAATGAAAATTGCTATCACTGGTACTACTAGTGGAATAGGAAAGGCATTGAAAAATGCCTTGTCTTCTGAACACGAAATAGTCTGTTTAGATCGAACTCTGTTCGATCTAACAAAGATTGAAGATTTAGAAAAAATTAATCTTAGCGGGGTTGATATATTAGTAAACAATGCCGGGCATAGTCTTGGCGGCGGGATTGGGTTATTAAACCATAATACAAAAGACTGGCAAAATATAATTGCTGTAAACTTTCAAGCTCCAATTTACTTGACTCAGAAGTTTATTCATCAAAATAAAAAAGGTAAAATAATTTTTATTACTTCTAAAGCGGTCGAAAAATCAATGGGAGGCGATAGTATATATTCAGCTAGTAAAGCCGGTTTATCAATGTTTGTTGATTGTATACAGGAAGAATTTAAAAATTCTTCATATCTAATAAGTGAAATTAGGCCAGGAAGAATAGAAACTAATTTTTCAAAGAATAGAAAAATTCATAGTAGCGAAACATTAGAAAATTTTTACAAAATACGGCCACATATACATGTCGACAAAGTTGTAGAAGTAATCAAATTTGTTATAGATAACGATATTGTAAATCAAATTACTATCGAGAAATGAAAAAAATTTACATTTGTGCCGATAGTTTCGGATGTTATGACGCCGATTATCCTGGTTTGTCTTGGCACGAAAAACTTGAAAAAAAATTGTCACCACAATTTAAAATAATTAATTTTTCAAAAGTATGCGCCAGTAATTTAATGATTAGTTTACAAGTTGATAAAGCAATTATAGAACAGGCTGATTTTATTATAGTCATGGGCACATCGGTATTACGTGACGAAGTTAAAATAACCGATATCGAAAGCAAGTTACCACTTGTTGATAGATTTGTAGATATTACTAGCAACAATAATTTAGACACACAAAATCTAGTTTCTTACACTATGTTAAATATCAATCAAGATTTTTTATCAAAAGTAAATGACACTCTCATAGCATATAAAAAATTAAAAGATCTTAATTTATTAATTTATAAAGATCAATGTATCATTGAAAATACCCTACAAAAATTAGTTGACAGTGATATTCCGTTTGTTTTTGATCAAGGAGGGTTTGAAAATCCTCAATATGGAGCAATTAAAAATTGTTATTTTGAAAAATTTAAAAAATATCAAAGTAAAAAAAATATGTGGAATTACACTACTAATCGATCATTTCGTCCATATTACCATTTAATTGATGATAATATAACTGATGAATTTTCTCAATATTATTATAGCCTAATTGTTAATACACTATAACTATTATGATGGAATTTATACCTGATAATCAGAATCAAATATTAGACAACACGGCCTTCTCAAAAATTATTTCAATACCGGATCATTTAGGAGGGTTTGACATTAATTATAGAAATCCGCTATTGGATCATATTTCTGGTAATGTTGATCAAAATACTACAATATTAAATTATTATATTTTTGACGAACGAGTTACGCAAAATTATCCTAATTTAACATTTAAGTTAGATAAAAAAGAATTTCATGTATTCCACAGTCTTAAAGATTACAATATGCACCCACCTTTAAATTACAAAAATTTTATTTGTAGTTTTAACGGATCGCCACATATATCAAGAAAATTATTAGTATCAATCCTACAAAAATTTAATTGGTTTAATAAAAATTACTGTACTAAAAATTTTTCTGTTGATCCATATATTATTGACGGGCATATAACTGAACTAATTAAAAATTCAAATTTTTATACAAAGTTTTTTTCAGTTGATCCAATTTTTTTAAACAACATTTATGTTGATAATTATCAACGGTTTAATCATATGAATAATATACAAACTCTAGAAACACGATTAACCGAAAGTTTTTTACATATTGTTAGTGAAACTCTAGCAACAAGCTATTATCCGTTTATGTCAGAAAAATCATTTTATAGTATTGCTACCAGGGGACTATTTTTAGCGTATGCCCAACCAGGCTGGCATGAGCATTTTGAAAAATATTTTGGATTTCGACGCTATACTAAATTGTTTGATTACCACTTTGATACGATAAAAAATCCTATTAAAAGATTGGTCGAATTAATGTCCATGGTATCAAAATTTAGTAACTTATCAATAGCAGACTGGCATGATTTATATTTGATTGAACAAGATACAATTGAGTATAACTATGAACATTATTTTAGTGGAAACTATTTAAAAATACTGGAGTTATATGATATCTGAGCATTTATTAGTTGGGTGTAGTTTTACAGATCCACAGTGGCAAAACGAAGTGCCATGGAGTGTTGTATATTCGAAAACATATCCTTCATATATCATTGCCAAAGCTGGCATGGGTATTAAGGGTATATGCACCGAAACAATGTATTACCTCAAAACCTTGCCCACGATATCTAAATTAATTATTATACTACCAACATTGTGGAGACTTGATGTAGAAATGGATCAAGAAACTTATGTGTGCAATGCTATGGTTGATCTTATCCATTCTGATATAAACGATAAAATAATCACGCCTGCTATTCGAAAATGGAGTATCAGTGGAGGTTTACACTATAACAAAGACACAGATCAAGCACCAATATTTGACTTTTTATACAAACATCAAGGATTTTTAGTAATAGCTAAAGAACATTTTCGAGCATTAAAAGTGTTGCTAAATTATTGCAAAGAGCGTAAAATAAATTATTACATATCGGCAATTCAGGATCCGTTGGACCAATTAAACGGAGTTGAATATATTAGTGATGATATTACAATGTTGCTCAATGAAGTAGAATATCAAAACTGGTTTCGATTTGAAAATAACTTTATTGATAAATTTTTAGGACATACAGAACATCCAACAACTGAGGAGCATCAAGTTTTGTGTCAGCACATACTTAATGCAACTGAATAAATTAAACAGAAAGAAATAATCATGGGAAAACCATTTGACGTATCAAAGTTCCGCAAGGACATTACAAAAAGTATCGATGGATTATCTATCGGTTTCAACGATCCCACAGACTGGATTTCAACCGGTAATTATGCATTAAACTATTTGATCAGTGGAGACTTTGCCAGAGGAATTCCATTGGGGAAAGTCACAGTATTTGCCGGTGATTCCGGTGCAGGTAAAAGTTATATTTGTTCAGGAAACATTGTTAAAAATGCGCAGGAGCAAGGCATCTTTGTTGTATTAATCGACAGTGAAAACGCTTTAGACGAAGATTGGCTTAAAGCACTGGGTGTGGATACCAGTGAGAGTAAACTGCTAAAACTAAGCATGGCTATGATCGACGATGTTGCAAAAACAATTTCAACATTCATGAGTGACTACAAAGCATTACCAGATGGAGAACGCCCTAAAGTTATGTTTGTAATTGACAGTTTAGGTATGCTGCTAACACCCACAGATGTTAATCAATTTGATGCAGGAGAAATGAAAGGTGACTTAGGTCGTAAACCAAAGGCATTGACTGCTCTTGTGCGTAATTGTGTAAATATGTTTGGAAGTTATAATGTGGGATTGGTATGTACAAATCATACATACGCAAGTCAGGACATGTTTGATCCCGATGACAAAATTTCTGGAGGTCAAGGATTTATCTATGCAAGTTCGATCGTAGTAGCAATGAAAAAACTCAAACTCAAAGAAGACGAAGATGGTAATAAAATTTCGGATGTCATGGGTATTCGTGCAGCTTGTAAAGTCATGAAAACACGCTATGCCAAACCATTTGAAGGAGTGCAAGTTAAGATTCCATACGAAACTGGCATGAGTCCTTATAGTGGCCTTACTGATTTGATTGAGAAAAAAGGCATGCTTAAAAAAGAAGGCAATAGTCTTGTGTTCACTACCAGCGATGGAGAAATTATTAAAAAGTTTCGCAAAGGATGGGAGCGCAATGATGATCAGTGCCTGGACACCGTGATGAAAGATTTTGGCAATATTAAAGAAGAACCGATTGTTGCAGAAGGAGACGATGAATGACCGAAACAGTTGCTAGTGAGATTTGGAGTGAACTTAAACGATATGTTAACACAGTGGATCGAGCAGATGCTGCAGAAACTATTGTGTCTATATTAATTGATCACGACAGTGATGTAGAAGATATTCGAGATGCATTCAAAGGCGATAGCGATATCAAACGAGCATTAACTGTTTATCTTGACAACGACAAAGATTACAGCGAAGACGAAGAAGATATCGACGAAGACGAAGATACAGAACACGACTGGGAAGATTAATGTGGTACAGTCGTGTAGTAGCAGATCTCGGCGCAATACCGGATTTTATTGCACACTATGAACATGAACTTGATTTATCTAAACAGGATTGTCGTATAGGAGGCGTAGTTGAAAAGAATATATCTACGCTGCCCGGAATCACTGAACATAGATTTAATCAATTACAAGAAATAGAAGCAGTACTGAACTATCTTAATATACAACTACGTAAAATTCGTCGACGACATTTTCAAAAGTATCTAGAAGGATATGCTCGTGCATTGACCAGCAGAGATGCTGAAAAATACGTAGATGGTGAAGACGAAGTCATTGACTTTGAGACAATAATAAACGAAGTGGCGCTACTTCGCAATCGTTATTTAGGTATTATGAAGGCCATGGAATCTAAAAATTTTATGCTTGGACATATAGTACGATTACGAGCCGCAGGCATGGAAGATATACAAATATGATTACATTTGCAACACCGGAACTGAGTCATGCACATAGTCTTCAAACACTTCGTGCATTGTACGAGTACGATGACTACATGGAAAGTATCGGTACACTGGTAGATTTAGGATGTGGCACCGGACTAGATTTGGCGTGGTGGGCCGGGGCCACCACAAGAGATGAGACACCTCGACCTTTGAATATAGAATGCGTAGGTGTAGATCTAGCCGAAGAACTGCCAGTGGCCAAAAAATATTCTAGTATCACTTACCAACGCACAGACTTTGAAGATAAAATTCATCCTACAAAACGTAAGAATTATGATGTACTTTGGTGTCATGACGCTTTCCAATATTGTATAGATCCCATTGGTACATTGATCAAATGGAGAAATATCGCCAGTGACGGCGGAATGTTGGTACTCATAGTACCAAAAACCATAACGGTACATCATCGGCAATTGGCATATTTTCAATCTAGCGGATGCTATTATCATCATACTATGGTAAGTTTAATCCATATGTTAGCAATCACAGGGTGGGATTGTGCGGGTGGGTTTTTTCAAGAAACACCCAATGATCCGTGCATACATGCTGTGGTATATAAAAGTGCACAAGAACCACTGGATCCACGTAAGACTTCTTGGTATGACTTAGTAGAAAGAGATTTGCTACCAGAAAGTGCAGCCAAAAGCGTCAACGCACACGGATACCTACGCCAACAAGACTTGACAGTGCCCTGGCTTGATCATAGTTTGACCTGGATGGGAAAATTATAACTTGCATTGCCGATGACATTAAATATTGGCATGAAAATAGTTCTAGTTACAGGAGGGTTCGATCCTTTACATTCGGGCCATATTGCTTACTTTCAATCTGCTAAAAAACTTGGAGATATGTTAGTTGTAGGTATCAACAGCGATGCATGGTTGACTCGCAAAAAAGGTCGTCCTTTCATGCGATTTGAAGATCGCAAGGCAGTGGTACAAAATATCAAAGGGGTTGATGGCATTGTAGAATACAATGACGCAGACGGATCCAGCCTAGACGCCGTCCACAAAGTTAGATTAAATTATCCCAGCGATACTATTGTGTTTGCCAATGGCGGAGATCGGACCCAAACCAATATTCTAGAAATGTCCGTCGACGATGACAACGTTGAGTTTGTGTTTGGAGTAGGCGGCGAAAACAAAATAAATTCTAGTAGTTGGATACTAGAAGAATGGAAAGCCCCAAAAACTGAACGCCCATGGGGATATTATCGTGTGTTGCACGAAAACACTCAACAGGTCAAATTAAAAGAACTAACAGTAAACCCAGGACAACGTTTAAGTATGCAACGTCATGTAGATCGAGCAGAGCATTGGTTTGTTAGCGAAGGAACTGCTACGGTTTACACAGTTAATCAAAGTACAGACGCAGAATTAATCAACAAGTTCGAAAAATTTCAACACATACATATTAATCGAACACAATGGCATCAGCTATGTAATGAAACTGATCGGCCATTGAAAGTTGTAGAAATACAGTACGGAGAAAATTGCATTGAACAAGACATAGAGCGACTATGACACCTATTCCTGTATTTGTTGGATACGATCCTAGAGAAGCCATTGCTTATCACACATGCGTGAACAGTATAATAAGACATGCCAGTCAGCCCGTGGCAATTATTCCTATTGCATTGAACCTGTTTCAAGACTATAAAGAAACACACACAGACGGCAGTAATCATTTTATCTACACAAGATTTCTTGTGCCGCACTTGATGGGATTTAAAGGTTGGGCAATCTTTATCGACGGTGACATGATCGTACGCGATGACATGATGAAATTATGGAATCTTCGGCAACTCGACAAAGATGTCATGGTAGTCAAACACGATTATCAAACTTGTATGCCTGTTAAATATCTTGGCGCAAAAAACGAAGACTATCCAAGAAAAAATTGGTCCAGTGTTATACTATGGAACTGCAATAGTTTTCCTAATCGTCAATTGACTCCAGAATTTGTGCAAACGTCGTCTGGATCTTTTTTACATAGGTTTTCCTGGTTAGATGACAATCGTATAGGAGATCTTCCGCCAGAATGGAATTGGCTGCCAGATGAGTACGGACCTAATCTCAACGCCAAACTGCTACACTACACATTGGGCGCCCCTTGCTTTCAAGAGTTTGC